AGTTTCCAGCCAAAACTCTCGCCGGCGAGGTGGATTATATCCAAACTTGCGGGGTTGATGAATGCGACCAGTGGACCACAACTTCATAACAACTGCGTACACAGCGTCATGCTCCAGGCCGTACCACTCAGGATTCATTGAGGTGTACCCATCCCAAATGCTGTCCCATTGTTCCGGAACTGTAGGGTCAAAGTCAGTGCGAGTGATCAGTATCAACACATCATCAATGTTGACTTGACCCTCAACAATATCGCGAACGCAACGACTAAGACTCAATCCTATACGCATAACATGCCTTTCAATGTTTGAACTTACATTATACACAACACGTAGATTAAAGTCAAGAGATAAATAGAAGTGTAGTTCGCGGGTATCTCACCTCCCCAACTACTCTAACGCTAACAAGGAGCAATCAGCATGACTATTTACCTGTACGTCAAAACCCACAATGTTACTGGTCTCAAATATCTTGGCAAGACCGAGTCAAAAGATCCTCACAAGTATCCTGGATCAGGCACTTATTGGAAATCACATTTAAAAAAACACGGAAAAGATTATCGCACAGAAATTATAAAAGAGTGTCATACTAAAGATGAATTTTCATACTGGGGATTGTTTTATAGTAATCTTTGGAATATAGTCGAAAGCAATGAATGGGCTAATCTTAAAGAAGAAACTGGTGATGCCCGAGGAAAATTAAGCGCCGAATCAAGAAATAAGATTTCTATTGCAGGGCTTGGACGACCCCCTCCGAACAAAGGACACAAGGGTGCAGTTGGTTTCTGGAAAGGCAAGACTCGATCAGTTGGTGATAGGATAAAAATTAGCAAAGGAAGAACTGGAAAAGGGACCGGACACCACCGAGCTCATACCAATGAAACTAAACAAAAAATTAAGGCGGCAAGATCGTTGCAAGTTATTTCTGAAGAAACAAAAGAAAAAATTGGTAATAGCAATAGAGGAAAATCTAAACCATTAGCCACTTGCCCGCATTGCAGCAAAACTGGAGGAATATCTGCTATGACTCGTTGGCACTTTGATCGTTGTTCATTTATCCGCCAAAGTATTTGATCACAGTGTTCAACGATTCAATCATGCGAGTGTTGAGTTCCACGTCTTCAGGGTGCATCCAAACACCCTCAGGATTGGTATCTGTACGTGGATTTTTCTTCCACTCTGCAAGTTCTTTCTTGAGGTAGGATCGTTGTTCTTTCAGCGTGAGCACAGTGATGCGATCAGCTGCGTCGCCGTCCAATGTAATAGGTCCAATGCGTTTGCTCATAATTTTTCTCCAGGTTCAAATCCACGGAATCGTTTGTGACGGGGAAATCTTAGTGAGTATGTTCCGTCTTGGTTTTGCGTAACTGCATCAGCTTCAACTTCACCGATGACACCAAGTAGCCGATGCCGTGCAGCCCAAAACTCATCACGATCGCTATCACTATAACCAGTACCAACATTAACCCGAATATTTCGTTCATTGTCAACTCCTTCGTAAATTATAGCACCCAACCGACCCTCATTGCGACCGGTGCCTTCTTCAAAACCCACGATCTCCAAATCAACAGAGATAACGGGTTTCCATTTCATCCAGTAGTCTGATCGTTTGCACACATATGGAGCATCTACTGCTTTGATCATGATACCTTCGAAGCCTTCAGCCACACAGTCCTCGGCATAGCGGCGCATGATGTCATGCCCCTCGGCACCAGCTAAATCTACTTCAAGACCGGATACAATACGCAATGAACTTGGGTTGTCGTCTAATCGTCCACGAGCTTGTTCCAGGATATCAAATCGTTTGTATTGCTGTGCATTCCAGTGCCCACGTTGGAAGTCATCTAAGGGGATGATATCAAAGATGTTGTAGACCATGCCACCAGTTTCTACATCACTTTTGCGATGAGCCTGTTTCATGAGCTTTTGGAAACTCTCGCCAGTTACTTCGCCGTCTAGCACAAAGCGGCCGCCGGATCCAAGACCTCGCTGGAATGCGCCACGGTGCAACATAATGTCTTTGGCAATCTGCGGGAAGTTAGCAAACTCTTTGCCGTTACGACTGAACAAGCTCACGTTCATACCTTGCACCACTGCTAGCACACGCACACCATCTAGTTTGGGTTCTAGACGCTTAATACCAACCAGTTTCTTAGGCTGGTCAGTGCTGTCCTGCGCAAGTTGGCAAGTGAACACAGGGATCGCCCAGTCAGTGTTCTTGAGAACTTTGTTTAGTGTCTTTTCAGAGATGCCACAGCGTAGATCTTTGATAATCACCCGGCGGCATACAGTGTTCCATTCTTCATCATCAAACTGTTTGGAACACTCTTCAACAGCCATACGAGCCGCATCACCGGTGACACTACGGGTACGCAGGCTCTCCAATAGCCCCCAGAAACGTGGCCAAGGATTAGAACAATCTTTGTTGCCTAGTGCTTCGGGCACTTGTTTGATGTGAAAAGTATAAAAAGGATTATAGGCTTGGTAGCAGTTAAACAAGAAAGCCTGCGCATCTGCTGACCCTAGTTTAGCGGCCATAAGGGCTTTTTCAACCACCTTCTCCTTGTGAATTCGACTGTCCGAGCTTTCTAAATCACGGATCCAACCAGCTGACACTGTGCTGTTAAACCTTTCGTCATTGTATTCAATCATATTTACAGCCTTACCAGCTAGAGTTATAAAACACTTTAAGTCCAATAAAGATTTCAGCCTTGGCTTCGCAAATAAAGCGAAGGTCTTGCTCTCGATAACGGTCATCAGAGTTTTCGCCAAAGAAGAAACCACCAGTGGAAGGCAACTGCCCATGCGTCACTGTACGTTCAAGTTCGTCTAGATCTTCCCAGGTGAGTTCAAGTTCGATCCCGTTGAAACTACCGTACTCTAGATTTTTTTGTTCTGCAAGTTGCTCCATCCAACCATGCAGGTTAGGATGCTTGCGCCAGTAGGCAATTTCACGCGGCTTGGTTGTTGTTTTGTTTACAAACTCGCGAGTAGTTTCATCAAACTCAGCGCCTTCATAAAATTCATTTTGCTGACCTGCTTTGGCGGCCACGTAGGCATACATGTCAAGACCCATTATTTTGCTCCTTGTTGGTAACGGTATTCACGCTTGAGCCAGAATTTGTACTTGGCAAAATATTCTTTTGCAGTGTATGGAAGACCTTGGCAGTAGCTCTCCATCTCGTCCTTGTGCTCACTCCACATTTCGTAACACCATTGTCGAAACTTCATGCTACCTCCAGCATGTTGGCAGGCACGTTGAACAACCCGCTATTGGTGCGAACAAGAATGTATTTGATTTTGACTTTGTCCACGGTACCGCTGTAAGTCATGCCGTTGCGATTGCTGGTAAATTTCACAGTGTCTCCCGGGACCAGGCTACGTTTGGTTTTCTGTGTGAGTTGAGCCCGGGCATATTTCACAGCGTCGATGATGCTGGTGAGTTCAGTATTGGTAAATTTACCAAACATGATTGCAGAGTTAACTTGTTGAATAGTGAGATCGGACATTGAGAGCTCCTAGTTAGTGAACAGTTTGTATTATAACACCAAATCAATATCCTGTCAAGACTCTGCGGAGTGTCCAGCGAGAGTCCAATCGCGAAGCAAACCAGCGGAACAGGGCCCTAGAATCGTCCTGCAAAAGTCCGGGCTCGGCACCTGTCTTGCCGCCTCTAAGCAAACTCATATCAGTCTCCTTTTTGCTTTGTATGCCACTATTATAGCAAATTGGAGAATTCGGGTCAACCTGAAAAAAGTAGTACTAAAGTTTTTAATACTCAAGTATTACTTTTTAGTATACAGGAGTTATTACTGGAATTGGGGTGATTGCGGGCTGAGAGCTTGGTTGCGTATCTTGGGCCAATTGTGCACTTCTCAGGCGTTGATTGTTTTGGCCTTCACGCATAGATCCTACGATAGCTTGCCCGCCTAGTATAGAAGTGTCAGCCACTTGTTCTAAAAATTCGCAAGCACCGCCGGCGATTCGATCCAGCCCGTATTGCGGCAACTGTTGCACAAATCCCATGATACTGGTTTGCTCATTGGCTTGTAAACTAAAATAATCAATGCCGCCATTGGTTTGATAGGTTAGTTCT